CACGATTTCAAACAAAAAGATTGAAAATTTTTGAAAATCAAGGTAAGCTCATGGAGGAGTTAAGAATGTATCATAGAAAAGAAGGTAAAATAGTTCCTATGAATGATGATGTAATTTCTGCATTGCGTTATGCAGTTATGTCATTACGAAAAGCAAGGGTGCGAAATACTGAACCTATGCAAATAGAATCTGACTCTGAATTTAACTTATTTTAAAAGGAGAGTAATTATGCCAATGGGTAAAGGAACATACGGATCAAAAGTAGGTAGACCTGCTAAAAAAATGAAAATGAAAAAACCAATGAAGAAAAAGAAATGAACAAAACAACAGTACGAAAAGTAATATCTGGATTAAAAAAAGCATCTAAATCTCATGCAGCACAAGCTGCAACATTAGAAAAAATGTTGAAAGGAAAGAAATAATGCCTGGAAAAAAGTTATCTGCAAAACAAATGAAAATTGCAAGAACTGCATCTCCTCGTAATAAAATTACTGGTGCAGATTTTAAAAAATTAAAAAAAAGAAAGAGAGCATAATATGGCAAAACCTGGATTGTATGCAAATATTAATAGAAGAAAAAAATTAGGAATATCTCGTTCAAAAAAAAAATCAACTATTACCCCTAAAGCATATGCAAATATGAAAGCAGGGTTTCCTAAAAAAAAGAAAAGGAAAGCATAATGGGATTTGTAGCACGAGTGTTTTCACCACCTAAACCAAAAGCACCACCTCCACCACCACCACCTGCACCAAAAGCAGAGCCAAAAGAAACCGAAGCTCAAAAAGAAACAAAAAGAAGAAAAGCTGCAGGTAAATTAGGAGGAGCAGGATATGGTCAAGGATCAGTAATGAGTCAAATGGAAGAATCAGGTACAAGTAGAACAATCTTAGGTAGTTAAAATGGGTGGAAGTATAGGTAGAGAAAAATTTATAAAAGAAATTGCATTTCCTGGAACTAAAGAACCTAGTAAAATTACTTCATTTGAAGATGTGGTAAAAAAACCTGCTAAACAAGAAACAAAACAAATAGTAAAAAAAGAAACCATAAAAAAAAAGAAAAAGAAAATACCTACTAAACTTGGTGGTACAGGAATCGGTAAGGGATCTGTATTAACAAGCAAAAATAGTACAGATACAATATTAGGATATTAAATGGGAAACCAAAGTAAAATTAAATTACCTCCTAAAGATGCTAGTTTACCTAAAAAAGAATTACAAGGAAGTGAATTTAAAAAATTAAAAAAAGATCCTATTATGCAACATCATTTTAGAAACATTGCATTAGGAAAAACTAAAACAGATGAAAGAGGTAATTTAAATACTGTTCTTACTATTCAAGTTGATAATCCAAAACTTAATAAAGGAAAGCCAACCTTAATACCTACTGTATATAATGGTAGGGTAGTTTCTCAAGAAGAAGCAATAGAAAAAGCTATTAAATCAAAAATTAAATATCCTAGCAGAAATACTCATGCACAATTAAGATATTACGATCAACGATTACATACTTATATGAATGACATAACAACAAAAGAACAAGCTAGAAGTTTTATGGGGTCAAGATAATGATTACTTCTTCATCTGACAATAAATTAAGAAAACAAGTTTTAGATTTTGTAAGTCCACGAGCAAATATTCATCATAGTTTAAATGATGGGTTTTCGTTTATTGCATACCTAGATGAAGATAAAATAGTAGGAGGAGCAATCTTTTCACATTATGATGGACATAACATTTGGATACATCTTGCATTAGATGATCCTAAAGCTATGAGAAGGTCATTTGCAAAAGAAGTATTTGAGTATTGTTTTATTAAGTGTAAGTGTGTTAGGATAACAGCTATGACAACACCAGAAAATGAAAGATGTAAAAAATTAATTGAGTCAGCAGGGTTTGTAAAAGAAGGCACAATTAGAAAAGTTGTAAAAAAGGGTATGCAATACTTTGATGGTATAGTATATGGGTTATTAAGAAATGAATGTAAATATATATAAAGGAGAATATTATGGGAGGTAAAGCAATGCCACAAATGCCACCCCCTACTGATCCAGCAGTAGATGACAAAGTTGCCGAGTCAGAAGCAAAGCTAGAAGCAGAAAGACAAGCAATGGTAAAAACAAAAAGTCAAGGGAGAATGGGTACATTACTTACAGGTGGTCAAGGTGTAACAGATGAAGCACCGACTTCTAAAACAATACTTGGTGGCTAATGGGAAATTATAGTTACATAAAAAAAAGAATGTCTGCAATGGAAGGCGAAAGGCAGACATGGGAAGATCATTGGCAAACAATCTTAGATTATGTTATGCCAAGAAAAGCAGATATTACATTTGTACGATCTCAAGGAGAAGCACGAACCGAAGTATTATTTGATTCTACAGCTATTACTGCAAATAATTTATTAGCTGCAAGTTTACATGGCACACTTACTTCACCATCCTTACAATGGTTTCATTTAAAATTAAGAGAAGATGCATTAAATAGAGATAGAGATGTGCAGTTATGGTTAGAAGATTCTGCACAAAAAATGTATGACTTGTTTAACGAAACCAATTTTAATACTGAAGTTCACGAGTTATATCTTGATTTATGTTCTATAGGAACAGGAGCAATATTTGTAGAAGAAGCAAAAAAAGGGTTTGATGTAGATGCTATACATTTTAATACCTTACATATTTCTGAATTTTATATAAGAGAAAGTATTAATGGTAAGGTAGATACTTTATACAGACGATATAAATTAACAGCACGACAAGCTATACAAGAATTTGGTAAAGATAATTTGGGAGAAAAGTTATTAGAAGCTGTAGACAAAAAACCCGATAAAGAATTTGTATTTATTCACGCAGTAGAACCTACAGAAGATTACGAAAGAGGTACAGGAGAAAAGGGTAAAACAAAATTACCATTCCATTCTTGTCATGTCTGTGAAGAAGATCAAATGGTTGTTAGAGATGGAGGTTATAATGAATTTCCATATTTAGTACCAAGATGGTCAAAAGCAACGGGAGAAGTATTTGGAAGAAGTCCAAGTTACAATGCATTGCCAGATATTAAAACATTAAACAAAGCTGTAGAGATTGGATTAAAAGCATGGGCTAAAGCTATAGATCCACCATTGCTTGTAACAGATGATGGAGTAATTGGTAGGGTAAGAGTAACACCAGGTGGATTAACTGTTGTAAGAAGTGATGGTGCAGTTAAACCATTGCAAGTGGCATCTAATTGGCAAGTAACAGATATGAAAGAAAACCAATTAAGAACTGCAATACGACAAGCCTATTATTCAGATCAGTTGCAATTACAACAAGGTCCACAAATGACAGCTACAGAGGTTCAAGTACGATATGAATTAATGCAAAGATTACTTGGACCAACATTAGGTAGATTCCAAAGTGAATTTTTAAATCCATTAATAGAAAGAGTGTTTGGTATTATGTTAAGAAACAATGCATTTTTACCTGCACCAGAAATTATAGAAGGAAGAAAAGTAGATGTAGAATATGTAGGACCATTAGCACGATCACAAAGAATGGAAGAATCGGTTGCTATAGATAGATTGTATCAACTGGCTATGCAAGTCGGACAAATAGATCCTAGTATTATGGATAATATAAATCATGATGAAGCAGTAAGAATGAGAAGTAAATTACTAGGAGTACCAAAAACAATTATGCGAGGTGTTGATGAAGTTGGAGAGATAAGACAACAAAGAATGATGCAACAACAAGCACAACAACAAATGCAAATGCAACAACAACAAGCTGAAATGGCATTGACACAAAGTCAAGCAATGAAAGAAATGGGTAATCCAGAGACACAAGAAGGTTTTGAAAAAGCAGAAGATAGAGCGAGAGAAGAAGGTTTTATTGAATAATGGAATTAAAAGATTTACAAAATTTTTATAGAATTACTTTTGCTACGAATGAAGGGCAACAAGTATTAGCAGATCTTGAATCTGCGTATTACCATAGAATATCTTATGGTAAAGATCCTTATGAAACAGCTTATAAGGAAGGACAGCGAAGTGTTATACTTCGTATTAACAACTTAATAAAGGAGAAAAAACAAGATGGAAGAACAGACCACAACGGAAGCTAATCCTACACCAGAAGTTGCACCACAACCTGTGGCACAAGAAACTGTATTAGGACCTTCTGAAAGTGATAATCAAGATTGGAAATCAACACTATCA